TCCGGATTTTCAACAAACTTTTTTGCTGTGACATTCCATCCTTTGTGAATAGCATTCGCAATTTTTTCAATATCAGTAACGCCCATATCAATTACTTCTTTGGCATATGTCGCAGACATTATATTAGCCTGCCAACCAAAAGTATTACCCGGCGTGCTGCGACCATATCCATATACTTGATCCAGTGCTTGATCGCTAATGGTTGCCAGTTGTTCAATAGAGAAATTGGAAGATTCTGTTATAGATTCCTCTGTTTTCTTTTTACAACTTCCTGGTGCACCAGCAGGTACGCCCTGTACTCTGGTATACCCTTTCCAACATTTTAATTCATCCATCTGGTCGGATTCTGTTTTTACATTTTTTGCTTTACCACTTCTATCTGGATTTGGGTCTTCTCGACGTTTTCTGCGTGCCGCTTTTGCTCTACCCTTCTTTCCCATTGCCTGTGCAGACTTTAGTGGACGACACTTTGGTTTACCTTCGCTTGATTTTTCTCTGGCGCATTGACCGCGTATCTTACCGTCTGGACCAAATCTTACCCACTTTTCCTTGAACCATTTGTGAAGATTTTCTTCAAGTTCAATAAGCTGTTTCTCAATGTTATCCATAATACATCAAGCTCTGTCTTGTATTGCCTGTTGCTTGCGAATATTATCAGACTGCTGCTTTTGCAGCTTTGCTTTCATGCGCTCCGCTCTTTGCATTTTTGGCTGGATGGTTTGTTGTAGCTTGGCTACATCACCTTCTATTTTTTTAATATTAGCAGTTAGTTTGTCACTCTGAGCTTTTAGATTCGCTAGTTCTTTTTTATCCGCGTCAGTCAATCCAGTTTCAGCAGCAGATGAATCGAGTGTGGTATCAAGTTCATTAAGATCTTTTTCGTATATTTCGTTCATCATATTGACTGCGAGATTGAATACACTACTTTGCTTCATAAAGTATACCGCCGCATTCCAGTCTTCGGCTTTAATTCTCTTCTTCAACTCGTCGGCGTATCCGTCAAGTTTTTTTTGCCAATAACTTTTTGGCATATTACCATAACCTATTAACTGAAGGTGTGGATCGTTGGTGTCTTTTCCGGAAATAATATATCCATACTTTGACGCATCACCGTTGGTTTCCGCCAGTTTATGAGCAACCACATTTTGAATTACTTCTTTGAGTGTAGACTTATTCATTATTTTCCGTGCATTTTTAAGATTTCTTCAGCTGCATCTCTTGCTTTTTTTGCCAACTCAACTTCACGTTTTTCTTCTGGGTTACTCATGTCTGTTTCATCATGCTTACCCGCGCCTTCAGTAGCAAGCCACATTTCTTTTATTTGTTTGCTGGCTTTATTCTTATCTCCATGTTGGCTGTAAAACTTCTTCCAAGCCGCCTTATATGCTTCAGGAGTGTTTCCCGCTTTCTTTACATCATCTTTCATACCGGGAGGAGCCTTTTCGGTTAATTTTTCTTCGGCAACCCCAAGTGGAGCAAAATCATCTTTCATGATTTCTTCAATTGTTTCACGTATCAGTGCTTTTAGTTCGCTTCGTTTCATAGTTTAAATTTGTTATTTTATAAAGTATATATAAATATTAACTAATGTATAAAAACAATCAGTTAAGTTGTGCTGCACTCAGGTAATACCGGGGTTATAGGGGGTAGACAAAATCTTGTCAAGCTTATTAGTCTTTACAGTGTTTCTTATAACAAAAAACCCAGTATTTCTACTGGGTCTTGTTTCTTCGTGATATAAAATATATCAGAATTGTAGGATGCAGTAATCGTATGTTAAAGTCACGTTTACCAGCAACGCTTCCTGAGAACTCCAATCTAGACCGCTACCATTGAAGTCTACGGTTGAAGGAAAAGCTCCTTTGATATCCCATTGTTCAACAATGTCGCCAACAGGTCCAAGAACCTGAATCTGTACATCTTTCTTGTACATATCAGCATAGCCGTTACGACCTGTTACTGATTCATGTGCAAGACGTACCCATTCCATGCAAGCTTGTGCGGCTGATGGTACGATTGGATCATATAGAGTAATAGAAACATCTTGCCATTCACTCTTACCTTTTAGCTTGCGATACACATTGATATGATCAAGCTTGATAGAGTTATTGTTGATGCTTGGACGAGCCGCCGCTTTGATTAGATATGCAGGAATACCGTCAATATTCATGATAAAGCGATTTTGAACTTTTGGTTCAAATGCTGTAAAGAATATTTGATTTGCTTCTAGTAGTTGTGCCATAGTATTTTATTGGGTTAAGTGTTATTGTCTATGCATATAAATAAAAAGCATCTTTAATATATGTTGACGTTTTTTATATGTTATATACTATTTATCAGCATACGAACCTAAATATGGCTAGACCAAAGAAAAATCCAGATTTTGTATCTTTAAAATGTCATACTTGTGGCAAAAATTACGAGGTAAAATATCAAAAAAGAAATACACAACGATTTTGTTCTAGAGTCTGTTCTGTAAATAATACAGAGGTAAAACAGAAAAATAGAGATGGTGTAAAATCCACTTTTATTGAAAAGTATGGCGGACATCCAATGGCAACAAACAAAGAAACCTTGGAAAATTATAAAGCATCTATGCTTCAAAAATACGGAGTAGAATATGCTCCGCAAATGAAAGATTTTGTTGAAAAAGTAAAAACATCAAAGTTGGAAAGATTTGGAGATGAAAATTACAACAACATAGATGCTATGAAAACTACGATGATTGAAAAGTATGGAGTAGACAATTATCGTAAGACGGAAGAGTACAAAAAAAAGTATATTAAAACTTGCATTACAAAGTATGGAATAGAACACGCATCAAAGAGCAAGCAATACAAAGACTCGCACAAAAAGTTGATGTTTGAAAAATTTATCTCATCCGAGAGATTTAAAAACTTTGATTTGCAATTTACGTTTGAGGATTATAACGGCGTTACAAAGAAGTATAACAAAAAATATCCATTCAAATGCAAGAGATGTAATAACACAGAAACTCACGACTTGTGTAATGGTAAGGATGTAAAGTGTTCTAAGTGTGACAAGAGTATGTCAGATTTTCAACACGATGTTGTTGAATACATACGTTCTATTTTACCAAATGAACCTATTGTAACAAATAACAGAGCAATATTATCTCCGTTGGAACTGGACATATATCTTCCCAACAAGAATGTTGCTATAGAAACGGATGGGTTATATTGGCACGCTGAAGTTGGAGGTGGCAAAAACAAAAATTACCATTTGAATAAAACTAAGTTGGCGTCTACAAAAGGAATACGCCTTATTCATATATTTGAGAACGAGTGGATGAATAAGAAAGATATAACAAAATCTGTTTTGGCCGCGATCTTAGTCAAGAAAAACAAAGTAATATATGCTCGCAAGTGTGAGATAAGAGAAATAAATCCATCAGAAAAAACAAAATTCTTGAATGAAAATCACCTACAAGGCACAGATCACGCTACGGTTAAAATTGGATTATATTACAATGATGAACTTGTATCTGCGATGACGTTTGTAAAATCCAGATTTGACAAGACTGTAGAATGGGAAATGAGCAGATTTTGTAATAAAATTGACGTAACCGTTATTGGTGGCAGTTCTAGACTTTTTGCATATTTCCTGAGAACATACGATCCAAAAAGCATAGTATCATATAGTGACCGCAGATATTTCAGCGGAGAAACATATCTTAAACTTGGATTTAATTTTGCAAACAATACTCCACCAAATTATCATTATACCATCGACGGATATCGTTCTTTACAAAGCAGAATAAACTGGCAGAAAGGTAAATTAAATAAAAAGTTACTATCGTTCGATTCATCGCTGTCCGAGTGGGAAAATATGAAAATGAATGGATTTGATAGAATATGGGACTGTGGACATAGTAAATGGGTGTGGCAAACTAAAGTTTCTCAATAAAAACTTCTAAATGATCTTTGGATATTCCCACATAAGGATTTTTGTTAGACTTCGGCAATCCTTTCTTGGAACTGTATTCGCACTGTGTCCTGCGACCAGCGTGCATGTTTTTCTGTAATGCTTTTGCGTATTCGTCAAATGGCGAAAGAGTCCAACCGCCTTTCTGCTTCAACGTACCAGAAGGTCCGAGATAGCAGGTCAAATGATGCCAGATATTTCCTTTGTACTCAAAGATTCTGGGCGAAGGCTTTTGGACCAACACCCACTTGGGCTTATCTCCGTGATTTGTTTCCCAATCAATACAATGTGCCTCTAACTTAGCATCATATTCGGGGTCTTCATATTCAGGATGTTTCTTATGATGAAAATACCATTCTTTGGTGGGAATGCTCCAATACTTTCCTGTGCTGGAAAAGTATTCATGATCAGGATGATTTTCGTCAATGATATTACCCTTGGCGTCTTTTAAGTAAATGAACTTGGTGCCTATTGACCAAGGATAGTTTGTCCATAATCCACCGCTGAGAAGAAAGAACTCATAATACGGCCAAAGAAACGCATAAAAGCCACGCTTGGCGGGAGGAGAATGATAGCCATCACAGTTCGAATCATATCCCTTTTGATTGACTGAACTAAGCCCACCAAACCGGGCAAACTTGATATTCTTTAGCATACCGACATATTATCACGCCGATATATTATGTCAAGATGTTTTTATTTGTTGTTTTCTAAGTTTTGAAAATGCCCTTGCGATGTCTATATGCACATCGTCCGAATACTTCTTGTATTTTAATGATATCTTTTTGATATATGGTTCAATATCTGGATATACTTTTAACGCTTTTGCAATCGCATATATATCATCTGCCGCGTCTTGAACATCCTTCTCATAATAACTATTGTTCATGGCGATTTCATCCACACCCATCTTCTTGTCTAAGTGAGCAATCATCTTCTTCAGTCCAAGTTGGTCCAAATCATCCAAATGTTCTTTACCGGTAATACGCTTTGTTAATTTTAAAAAGCTTGGTTCATTGTCCCATTTGATTCCTTTTTTGTCTGCTAACTTGTGTATATCTGAAATGTTGATTTTTTCACTTTCATCCACGCTCATCTTGTCATCATACATACTTGCTACAGTGTCTTTTAGTTTATCCAACTTACCTTTTGCTCTTAGTATCTTAAATACGATATTTTCTTCGCTTAGTTCGCCGCCTTTATCTAATCCTGCCTGACGAAACTTGTATATTTTTTCAAGTAAATCTTTTAGCGGCTTTTCGCTGTCTGCGTTCATCAAGTCGTCTATCTTCTTTGAATATTCTTTATACTTCTTTTTTATAAGAGCCTTATTGAAGTTTGGACTTTCTTTCTTTGGTTCTTTTATCCATTCGTTTCTCAGAACACTGTACTTTGACGCAGACACTTGTTCTGCGCCTATATCTTCAACATATAACTCAACATCAAAGTTTTTCATCACAATGTCGTGCTTGTTATTCCAACCGGCTTTAATCGCATCAAACATAGCCTGTGCTTGCTCTTTGGTCATATCGAGTTTGGAAAAATCAGTTGATATATGTAGATCAATATCTGAATATGGCGTCCAGTTGTAGTTTGTGATAGAACCAATAAGAAGTATATCTTCTATTTTGATGTTTATATCTTGGTTCTTTTTTAAGTCCTGCACAAAGTCCATCGCAATCTTGATAAGTGATTTTCTTACTTCATCATCAAGTCTCGCGCCATCTTCATTGATGTTCCATATAGGAGCAAGTTTGTCGTTGTATAATGGGTATTTCATCGTCCACCTCTGCTGTTTGCCGTGTTCATCCAATGTATAACTTCGTTTCTAACAACTTCTGCTATATCTTCAACGTATTGACTGGCGTCAAGATCCGACGCACTAAGATCTTTGTGTCTACTTGTAAGTATTTTGTTTGTTAATAAAGTTAAAGCAAAAGCCTTTGATGCTTTCTCAAGAGTCTGCATATCAGAAACCTCAATAAACTCTTTGAGTAACAAAGACTTTAGTTTGATTTCACTCATTTGGATATGATACTTTGTATCAATTTGATGCTGTCTGCGGCGTTTTTGTGCAGCAGAGCAATACGACCTTCACCGGAATTTTCCCAAGCAGTAATATTTTTGTCTGTATCGTCAAGTAGTATATGAGTAGTGCTTGGTGCTGTTGGGTTAATAATATATTGTGGTTTATTTATTCCACTGCTTGCGATAATAACACGAACGCTTGGATCAATGTGTTTTCTGATCCATGCAGTTTTTTGTTCTGTTATTCTGTTTCCTTGTCCAGCACTTAGTATAACCGCAGGAGGATCTTTAAATGTATCTTTTATATAATCCCAAAGAACTTTAGCGTCCGGTAATGGTTCTAGCTCAAGCCAGAAATTAGGGTTTTTATTTACTACTTTCCAAAAAGTGTTTTTACCATTTTTTGCCTCATATTCTTGAGGAGATAATCCACCAGAAACTGACTTGAATCCTTTATCAAGGTTTACAAGAACTCCGTCCATATCCACATACATTTGATATTTAAGTGGAGACGATGTATCATTTTCTGATATTTCTTTTAATAAATTTTTAAGTAAGATAGTTTTCATAATTATGCCAATCTCCAATAAAATCCTTTAACTTTCCAATTGGTTTTTTTAGTGGCACTTAGCGATATATTTCCGTGACTTGCTCCCACTGCTTTTGCTGCTGCGCGTGCCGAGGGCCACGTATGTAATAATATACCGTTTTCATCAAGTTGATGTATTGGTTTTGAGGTTTTTATTCCACCGGGATTATAAATCTTCATGTTTTCTTTATGCGATTCATCGTGTTTATATGTATAATGTGTATCGCGGTCTTTTTTCTTTTTAGAAATGATGGACACAGATTCCGGTGTATGTCTACGATTAAACATCGGATTTTTCTCTCCACGCACCAACTCACTGCGCTTACGGCGAGTTTTTTCCGAACACATAATACCGGACACTCCTTCCCCACCATCGGTTAAATTGCAAAGTGGGCCATTATTTAAATCTGCTCTCCCAATTTTTAATATTTGTTCTTTTTCTGTTTCAAGTGCAACTTGTTCATCGACGTTTTCTACTATTTTTGTATAAATAATACTTTTACCACTTAATAGTATTTTTTGTATTTTATTTTTTAAATGCAAATTATAAAATGTCTTACCAGACTTTATTGCATTTTCGTGATAATACAGTCTGTCTCCATATCCTTTTCCAATATAAAATGGAATATTGGTGTCGGGGTCCGACAGGCTATATGTATAAAAAATATTGCTTTTTACAACTGGCATATTTTATAAATATAGCAGATGTTCATCAAATAGCAATAAAAAAGCCCACCTTTCGGTGGGCTTTTGATTTTAACTTTTTATATATTAGGCTCCAGGAAATGCAGCACCTGTTGGTAGTACATTGAAGTCCAATACAATCATTTCGGCGGTACGTGTTGGCTGAATATAGATCTGACCATACAATATACCACGATCAACTAGATCAGGTGTATTGTTGCTGTCGTCCATAACAACCTTGAATGCGTACACACCCGAACGCTGCTGAACGCTTTCCAAGTATGGATTGACGATGTTCAAGAAACGTTGACGAGTTGTTGCTACGTTCTGTTCGAATACCAAGAAGCGACTTGAAGAAGCGATGAACTTCTTTAGTGCGATCAATAGGCGGCGAACATTTACGCGATCCAATGCACTTGGATTACGTTGTAGTGTCTTCTGACCCCATGCAACTACGCCCTGACCAGGGAATGCAGCGATTGGGTTAACGTGACCTTCGTATAGAGTATCACGTTCGGTGTGTGTCAATCTGTCAGCAACAGACACGGCAGTTGGAATACCACCACGGTTTAGACCGGCTGGGGCAAACCATTCAGCAGATACCTTGTCATTGGCAGCATATACGCTCATCATAACGACGGACGGAGGAACTGGCATGATCTTGTTGCTATTGGTTTCAGTTACCTTGACCCAAGGATAATATGTCGCAGCATAGTTGGTATCAAACTGACCGGCTAGATCAACCACGTTTTGAATGGCCGAAGCACCTGCTGTTTGATTTGGAGCAATGTCCATGATATAAAACGCATCACCACGACGTTCGCACATATCTACTACTGCTGTAGCGACTGCTGGGTGATAGTTATAATTGATACCAGGTGTAGTGATGAGGTTGAAATCAAACTCATCAGCGTTACTTAGTGCAGCAACCGCTTGCTTGTATGCATAAGTTCCGCGTTTTACGTTTGTGGAACAATCAAGTCCCTGTTGATTTGTTGGCAATATGTCATTACCAATTAGCAACGGAACTGATGGAGATTGACCATCAAATCCACCTTGGAATCCTAGGATAAACTTACGTTTCTTTGAGTTTGTTACTTCTTGAGCCGCAACAAACAGTGGAGAAACTCCGCAGACTGTTTCTA